CCACCACGAAGAATATCAAGTTCTGAACCTTGAGTGTCCATCTTGATATATTCATATGTTCTATCTCTGACAACATCATCTAGAAGTTTTGTCTCAGTCTTCACCCAGTCCGCATTGTCATAGTGAACAGTTACTTCTTTGTAATATGAAGTTCCTGTACACATATAGTTCTTAGGATTTAGATATAAATCGACAGTCTTGATATCATCAGACAGACAAGCAATCTCATAGGGAATACCAGACTGTGATAGTGGATGGTCACAATATGGATTTGCTTCAAGCATCAGAATATTCATGTCTGGGAAGAAGTGCTTGACAGTTCTTGAGAAGTTACCGACATTAGCACCAATGTCAAGCAGACTCTGTACTTTATTTTCTTTTAGAAAGTTCAAAATATCTTGCATAATCAACCTTTGTATACATTATCTAAAAACCAGTTATTGAATCTATTCAAGTCAGTATATAGATTATCATGAGCCATTGTTGGCTTCGTTAGCATATCTATATAGTCTTGCTCATTATTATCTAGATGAATAATATGTTCAAGCATCTCTTTGTCGTTTGAATAGTTGTGTCTTGAAATGTAACCTTCTTTATTGAAGTCCAGTTTTGATATAGGGCAACCCCAATAAATCGGAATAGTGTCTGCTACAAATGCATGTTGAATCTTTTCAGTGACATATCCTGGATACGAACTATTCTCGTAGCAGAGATTGAACTTACACTTGCTTAGAAAATCAAACTTATGCTGTGCTGCTTCTATACCTCTTGGTATAACATGCCCAATATTGTTGAAAATGGGTCCCGCTGATGCTACCTGCTTGTACTGTGAAATGAGATGAAACGCATTATTTCTAGCGGCACAGTTTGGATTGCCCACAACAAAGCCGCAGAATAAAGACTTCTTCTCTGGATGATATTCTCTTTGGTGTGTGAACAAGTCTCTCAAGTTCAGCTTATTTACACTAATCCAGTTATCAATAACATACAGTGGTAAGCGATAAAACTGTGAACCATCAAGATGGTCAAAAGAAATAGCATGATGTGCTTGATAGTTCCATGGTCTTCTATTCTCACCAGTATAGAATATCTTTCTCACTTTGTTTATATCATAGTTCAGATTACTCTGCCCAAATGTTTCATCACAAAATATAAGATAGTCTGGATGAGCATCATCTCTTGTTATATCAAACTTTTGAGATAGAACACTCATGAAGAACTCATCAAGCCCACCAAAGTAATCAGTGAAGCCAAGTCTTAGTTTTGGCTTACTTGTCATCAAACTTCTCCAGAATCTTATCCTTCAGTGATGGTACTCTGTCATACTGATGCACAATGCAGAATGGTGTTCCACCTTCTTTAGTGTATACTGTACCATCGCCATCAATGAATGGCTGAGTGTCTTTATAATCACTCTTATACTTCTCCAGAACTGATGCGTCTTTCAATGCTGCTTGGCCAATATCTCCACCACCAGCTTTGATAGCTTCAACAGTTGTACCTAGCTGAATAGCCCATGCGTCTCTATTGGTTGTCTTCAGTATCTTGTTTGAATATGGCTGCTGAGATACAAGAAAGTTGAATACAGCTTGGTCTACAATAGGAATAGGGCGATTGATACTCATCTGGAATATCATCAGAAGCAAGTCTTTGACATACTCAAACTGCCCAGCGATTGTACCAACATTGTATATCATATTCTCTTTGAAGACATTATGAAAATATGGACCAAATGCATCATGAAGATTCTGATTACCCCAAGGTTCATCTTTGTAGAGTAAACCTTCTGATGAACAAACAAGAGTCTTACCTACTGTCATCCATGTGTTTAGCCATGTTGATGGATTTGACTGAAAGACAACATCTCTTGTATCGGTTGTGATAACATGAGCATAGTTCTCTTTCATCTCGTTCAGAATGTTCCACATATAGAAGAATCGTTCAACATGTGGTGCGCCATTGCTATGCTGAGTGAAGTTACCATTATCATCTCTCTGCCCATAAGCAGTTACAAGCACCTTCTCCTCACTTAACTTTGCAATAGTTTCGGCTGTGATGTTTGTAGCGACAACCATAATGTCACCACGAAAGCCAGACTTCTTGATAGAGTTTACCCAGTACTTGAGTTTATCCCAATCATAACCTGCTGCTCCACCAATAATCAAGTCTCTAGCCATGGATACTTTCCTCCGTGTCGTTCTAATACTTTCTTGTTACCATCAAAGAAGAAGTCTAGACTTCCATACTTCTTTTCCATGGCGTCATCTAATCTGTAGTTCATAGTATGTTTACCATTAGTATGATACTTGAACTTTTCGTAGTGATTGCTGATGATGTAATAGAAGCGTCTATCACCACCCCAACCAAAGTGCCAGTGGTGTGCTGTTTCATTCAATACTTCTCTCTTGAAAAGATATGAAGAAGTGTCAACTAGAAACTCTGGATTACGCATATCAGCCCAGAAGATTGGCCACTTACCAAGACTTTCGCAACAGTCTTCAGCAATAAACTCACCTTCTTTTGAGTAGATATTGCGAAGTGAGTAAGCCCAGTCCAGATTTTTTGTTTCTATCGTATCAACAAGTGACTTGATGTGGTCTGGTTCAAACCAGTTGTCTTCATCAAGAAATGTGATATAGTCTGTATTGATGAGGTGTGGATATGCTGCATATACTCTGTGCCCATAGAATCCTCCACCACCAGTATTGTATGGTGCTATTGAAATCTGTACATTTTGTGGAAGATTTTCATAGACAACAGTTTTACGAAACTGTTCAGCAAACTCATGACCATCAACAACAATAAGATGATTTACATTCTTGTATGACTGTGCTTGAACACTTTCAATAGCCTTACAAACATACTCTTGCCCAATGGTGGGTGTAATAACTGTAACTGATTTTTCAATGCTTAGTTTCATAATCTTTACCAATGTTAGTTCATAATAACGACCATACTACTATATATGAAAGCAAAAGTCAAGAGATTTTTACGCCTCTTGACTTCTTTTTTGTTACTGGAATAGACGGTACTTAACCCTATATTCCGCTCTTTTTGTTTGTGTCTCTTGAATGGCTTCTAGAAGTTTCTTCCAAAAGGACTTCTTCTTGGTCTTTGGATTTACACCAGAGACCCACTGCCACTCAGTGAGATTGTATGGCCACATATCAGCAAAACTTTCTTATAGCATATTGCCATGAAATTTCTCTGATATTACAGCGATTGATGCCAATGTCTTTTAGTTGAGCATCGGTCATACCAGATAGTTGAGACACAGAGTTCTTGTATGCGCTGTGTCGGCGCATCATACAGATTAGTTTTTTCAACATGATTACTCCTTAGATGTTTCTTCTTGGAGGAGTTCGGACTTTGAATCAGCCTTATCTTGAATATTAATCTTCTTAGGCTTCTTTGATTCTGGAATGATATTCTCTAGAAACACCTTTAGCATACCATTGAGCAAGTGTGCGTCCTTGATTTCAACAGTGTCAGCTAGAGTAAACTTGCGAGTGAATGGGCGTTCAGCAATGCCCTTGAACAGAAAATCTCCTTCACTGTCATCTGAAGTTGAGCCTGTAACAGTCAGTACACCACCTTCAGTAGTGATTTCAATGTTCTGCTTTGAGAAGCCAGCAACGGCCATCTCAATTACATACTTGTTGTCATCAATCTTCTTGATATTATATGGAGGATATTTTGTTGCATTCATTACTTCAGCAGAGGCTTTTTGTAGCTTATCAAACATGTCATCAAAGCCTACACCATTACTAGAAGCAAAAGAAAATGGGTCAAATAGTAGCTTATTCATAGTAGTTCTCCTTTTCAGCGAGTTTAGTAGTTTGTATCCCATTAGGCGATACAGCGGAGTACGCTATACAATAATCTCCGCACAAGTATATATAATACTTTCTATCTCATTTGTCAAGTGCTGCGACACTTTTTCAACAAATAAATTATGAGAGTATTTATTCAACGAATGTTTCCCTCTAAAACAGTTGTCAGATTCTTTTCTCTG